TGGATTGAAATATCAGCCTCTTGTCCGAGGCGTTGATATTCGGCTGCGAAGGCTCTGCACTGTTCGGCGGTTGGCATGATCGCTCCTTCGCCTAGGCGGGAGCGCAACACTCTCAGTCACCGGCATTGCCCAGAGCAGGACGGTGATAATTCACTGTGCGCCCTTCAGCGCGAATAAAGCTAGTTAATTCCGCACAGCAAAACATAGGCCAGATCCGGTCAGGACCCCTGACACTGCCGGAACAGTTCGGCAAATGCTACATGGAATTTTAATTCCCGGTTCCGCACGCTGCATTAAGTAGAAATACATGCCTTGGAATAGGTGAATAACTTCTCGTCAGGCGACGGAGGTCCGTTGTGGGTCAATCGTAACCGGGTTGAACCGACAGCAGGTCAACCCATGTGCGCTGTGCCCCGAAAGCGGAAGTTTCTATAGCACAACGGCTCCGTCAGGCTCTCGGGGGCCGAGCGAAGGAGCTGGCCCGCTTCTCGGTTCTTCTCAGGTGACAATTTGATTCATTGTCACCAATACTTGTTGCACCTTTGACGTGCTTAAGTGCAACCATAGATTTAACATGGTGCGGCATACAAGTATCTCCTTTCGACCCATGACCTGAGGAGGGCTCCATGCCGACGACGCCTTACAATCCCATTCCGATGATGACCTTGGCGGCACTGGCCGCAAATGCGGCGGAGGAACGGCCGTCCGGCGAGACGCAGGAGCGGCGCGAGAAACGGATGATGGCCGGCATCAACGCCCAGCTCGGCCAGCACGACATCGGCTGGACTGTGGTCTGGGCCGGACTCGGCAAGGACGGCGCGAATTTCGCCTATATCGCCAGCAATGCGACGACCGGCGAGCTCGCCGTGGTCGTCCGCGGCACGATCTTCACCCCGCTTGACCTGCTCGAGGATCTGGAGGTCGGCGCGCTGGTCCAGTTCACCCCGGTGCCGATCACCCTGCTGAATCAGCCGCTGCTAGTCTCCGAAGGCGCCATGAAGGCCTTCACCGAGGTCACGAGCATGGTGTCGGTCGCGAAGGGCACCACGCTGCTGGAGGAACTGGTCGATCTGGTCGGCTCGACGACGCCGGCCATCTATGTCACCGGCCACAGCCTCGGCGGCTGCATCGCCAGCATGGTCGCGCTCTGGCTGGCGGTGGGGGGCGATTTCGGCAGCACGCCGCCGAGCGTCATCGCCTACACCTTCGCCGCGCCGACCGCCGGGTTGGCGCCCTTCGCCGCCTGTTACGACCAATATGTGACGCATGGCTCAAACAACGCGTCCTGGCGCGTCTACAACGCCTATGACGTGGTGCCCAATGCCTGGCAGACGCTGAGCAGCGTCGAGAGCTTCTATCCGTCGCCCGGGCCCACTGCCAATGACACCGTCAGCGGCCTGATCTCCCAGATCGCTCAGTCGGCGAACGATAATTCCTATACCCAGACCAACCAGACCGGCACGTCGATGGAGCTGAACAGCGACTATTCAACCTGCGACCTGGCCCATGTCTGCGAGACGGTCAACGACTTCCTGGCCCAGGCCGCCTTTCAACACGCCAACAACACCTATCTGGGCCTGCTCGGCGGGCCGCTGATGCTGCCGCTCGGCCCGAGCGTCACCGGGATCGCGCCGAATAATATGGTGATCGGTCAAGACACCATCGTGGAGATCACCGGCAACAACTTCCCGGTCAATTGCGAGGTCGATTTCGGCACTGTGGCGTCGCCCTCGGTCACTCGCGTGTCGGCGTCAGTCCTCCAGGCGACGGCGCCAAACGGCGTCGGCGTATGCGATGTCCGCGTCACGACCATCTTCGGCACGTCGCCGGTGACGCCGGCCGACCAATTCGCTTGGCTGCCGACCGTGACGCCGCTGCCGCCGACCCTCGCGCCGGTCGGGCCGTTCCTGACAACGGCGCTACTTCCCAATGGTGGCCCGACAGAGGGAAACACGCTCGTGACGATCAACGGCACCGGCTTCGTCACCGGCTGCACGGTCAATTTCGGCTCGACGCCGGCGACCCAGGTTACCGTGGTATCGCTGACCCAGATGACCGCCGTGGCGCCCACTGCCGCGAGCGCCAGCTCAGTGCAGGTGACGGTGATCAATCCATCGGGCCAGACCTCGACCTGCGCCGACCCGTCGCAATCGGCCTATGCCTATGGCGCGCCGGTGGTGAGCAAGCTCGCCCCGTGCTGCGCTCCGCTCAATGTGGCGGCGAAGAAGCTGCCACAGGTCACCATCACCGGAATTGGCTTGAGCGGCACCGTGTCGGTCACCTTCGGAGGCAAGGCGGCGACGGTGCAGCCCGGCGGCTCGGACATCGAGATCAGCGTGCAGCCACCCTCCTTCGACAGCGTCCACCAGTTGGAGGTCCCAGTGGTCGTGACGGTCAACAACGTGCCGTCCGGCGAGACGGCCGCCTGCATGTTCACCTACACGTCGACGCTGTGAGCGCCGATACATCGACGCTGTGAGCAGGGCAGCGCTGCTTGAGCGCCGGTCAACCGAGCAGCGCCTCAATCTCGTTTGACCCTCCGTCCGGTCTGCCATCATCGTTGCGCGCGCCGACTCGCCGCGCGGCCGCAACGATGTCTGGTGATTGGGCATGGGCACCTTTCGCGTCTCGCCGACCACTGCCGCGCCAGGCCGGGCCGCGGGCCGTAGCGATGACCGCCAGTGTGGTCAGGGCGGCCCGCCTGCCGCTCGCGGATACGGTCGGGCAGGAATTTGCATTCGTGCAAACTATGTGCTATCCGGGAGAGCGATCTTAAAGGCATTTCAGCCCCTTAGATTACCTTCGTTCAACCTGCTCAGATGGGGTTTGATGCCTACGCCGCCTGTTCTCTCAGACGAACGTGCTCGCCGCAAAAGAATCATCGAAGACCTTCTTAGGTTGGGCTATCACCCGCAAGGCCAGAGGGGCGGTCTCGCCTCAGCCACCAAGACTGCCGAGCGCCGCGAGGGCATCAACTACCCGCGCTGGGTGCGCGACGAAGAGGCCCTCCGTGAGAAGGGGAAGCCCCACTTCGCTGTCGACTGGTCGCTCTATGTTCCGCCCGCTGCATCCGGCACCGTCGCCCGTGGTGCGAAGGAAGCCGGTGAAGAACTGTCCGCGGAAGATCATGCGCATAAGCGTGCCGTGGATCTCTCGGCCGAAGTTACCAATCTCATCACATCATCGAAATACCCGGTCATCAATCCGGAAGCCATCATCATCGACTCCTACCTTGTTCGCCGCTATGACCGATCGGTCGGCGGTTATGTCATCAAGGAGGGCCCCCCGCGGACGTGGATGACAGACACCCTGCGTGTCGCGCCGATCACGGATCCGCGGAACCGGAACTTCATCTTCACGGGGGCGCAGAATGATGCGCCGATCCATGAGGAGTTCTGGGCCAACCTCCAGGCCTATGCCGAATGGCTGGGTGCGGAGATCGTCGTCGGTCCCTGGACATACGAGACGCAGTGGTGGGCCGAGAATAACCCGACCGCTCGCTCATACGCCACTGAGCTGTCTCCATACCTGTGCATCGGCCAGATGAAGATCGGAGACAACTTCGTATTCTGCGGGGAGCTCAACATCCTGCCGACAGCCTCTGCGCCCATCTCGGATCTGGTGACCTACTCAAGAGGCAGGTGGGCAGTCATTCCGCACGCCAAGCGGCAGCTGAAGAGCGTGCCGTCGACAGACCCTGCCGTGCAGGCGCACCAAGTCATGACCTCTGGATCTGTTACCAGACCGAAGGTCATCCCCAGGAAGGCCGGCGTGAAGTCGATCTTCCATCAGGTGGTCGGTGCGGTAGTTGTCCAGTTTGACAACGAAAGCGATGTATTCTGCCGCCAGATCACTGCCAATGAGGATGGTTCGTTCTACGATCTCGACCGCCGTACTGCGAACGGTGATGTCACCACTGGCCATCGCGCCCGTGCGTTAACCTGTGCCGATATCCATGTCCGAAAGATGGATCAGTCCAACTGCATGGCCACCTTCGGCTGGGATCTGCGCGGCAAGAAGGCCACGTACCGCAACAGCCTGGTCGACGTCCTCAATCCAGAGAACATCATCGTCCACGACATCTTCGACAACGAGGCGCGGAATCATCACCACATCCACGATAACGCCTACAGCTACGAGATGGCGATCCGCGACCGGGACAATGTCGAGAACGAGGTCAATGGGGTGGGGGAGTTCCTGCTGCTGCTGTCCGGTGAGGACCGCAAGGTCATCGTCGCCGAAGGAAATCACGATGTCGCACTGGAGAAGTACGTTCGTGAGGGGCGGTATCGCAATGACGGTGGGAATATCCGTTTTGGCCTTCAGCTGGAGGACGCCTACCTCGCCTATGTCGAGGAGCGCTCCCACGCGCTTGATGCCGTCCTTCCGGTGCCGCGGTTCTCGCTGCTGGAGTACACTATCCGCCAAAAATACGAATCTCTCGGGGACGCGGTTGAGTGGTGCCACGACGGCTATAGCAAGTTGATCGACGGCATTGAGGTCGGAAACCACGGCTTCCGCGGCGCGAACGGCGTCAAGGGGACCGTTGCCGGTTTCGCTCGCGTCGGCCGTAAGATGACCATCGGCGACAAACACTCGTGCGAGATCATGGACGGCGTGTATGTGTCTGGGGTCATGAATCTTAGGCACGGATATAACAAGGGCCCAAGCGGCTGGGCCGTGGCTCACGTCGTCCAGTACCAGGACGGAAAGCGCGCCGTGATCACTCTCCAAAATGGAAAATACGGCCCGAAGCCTGTCATCAGGGTCCCGGCCGCAGCGGCGTGATCCGTTGCTTGCATGAATGCCAATTAAAGGAGAGCAAATGACGGTCGTAGGTTTGTCAGGACTGGCAGGCTCAGGGAAGACGACGGCGGCGCTTTATCTTGAAAAGAAGTACGGCATCAAACGACGCCACATCGCCGAGCCGCTGCGGGCGATGCTGGCCGTGCTGCTGCAGGCAAACGGCATGACTTCGTCCGAGATCACGCGCTACCTGGAGGGAGATCTCAAGGAGCGGGAGATCCCGTGCCTCGGCGTCACGTCGCGTTATGCGCAGATCACGATCGGCACCGAGTGGGGCCGGCGGCTGATCGGTGAGGACATCTGGGCCAACACCTGGGCGCGCGGCATCCGCTTGGATGAGAGCGTCATGAACGACTCGGTCCGGTTCCCGAACGAGGAGCATGCGATCCGCCGGCTCGGTGGTGTGACGATCATGATCAAGCGACCAGGGACGCGGCCGGCGAAGTTCAAGTGGGGGAAGCTCGGCGAGTTCATGTTCGATCGCTTTGGCCTGATGTGGGGTGTCCACGACTCAGAGCGTACCGACAGGATCAGGGCTGATTTCGTGATTCACAACGACTCGAGCCTGGAGCAGCTCTACGCCGACCTCGACGAGGCAATGGCGATCCCTTCGCAATCAAGCCGCCAAATGTTGTGCCCCTCGGACCTAGCCAATGCTCCCGTCTCCAAGATGGTCAGGGCAGAGCTGGCCGATCGCATAGGCTTCCAGAAGTGCCCTGAGACGGTTGTTCTCGACCTCAATGAAGCGGAACTCGTAACCGCTTCTCAGGGTGCTGCCCTTGCCGTCTAAGGCCTTCACGGTGAAGGATGAAGCACCGTGGAGATGGTTGTTCAGGCGCTGATACAGGCCCCGCTTGCCGCGCACGGTTCGTCCGACATGGGCAACTCTGCCCTTTGGGTCATAAATGACGTATACCCCATGGTTGTCTGGCACATCGAGGCTGTGATCGGCCTTCGGAAACTTCGTCATCGACGACCGCACGAG